CCGCTTCCTGTTGATGCTCTTATCAAACTCAATGAAGTTCAAGCAAAGATGGCTCTCGGTCTTGAATCCAAGCGTGGCGCTCTACGCACACTTGGTGAAGAGTTCCCGAATGAGAAGATGCTGGAAATCTTTGAAGAACTACAAGATGACGCCGAAGACCAAGGCGCTCTTGACATGCTTCGTGCTCAGATTAGTCAAGCAGTAATGCTTGCTACTGGGATGATCCCGGGACCCGGTGGTCCCGAGATGGCTTCTGCTGGAGGTGCTAATGTATCTCAAGCAGGTGGTGGAGGCGGCGGTGCCGCACCACTACCGGGTCCTGCTATCAGTCCGATGGCAGAACAGATGGTAAACAACTTGGTAAGTAAAGCATACGGTGCCCGTTTCGCTCAGAGACGAGTACCGGATGAGGATGACTAGAAGAATCATTAACAAAGTTCATATTTGACCAACTAAACAAGGTAGGAATACATTATGGGTAACCAACCCTCCGAGGGCGACGTCCTCATTATCCCCAATGACAACCCAACTCCAAAAGAAGAGGCTCCCAAGAGCAAAGTCTTTACGGAAGATGAAGTAGAAGGAATCCGCAAACAGGAGAAAGATAAACTGTATAAGCGGATTGAAGAAGCAGACCTTCGTACTAAAGCAATGGAAGAGCAGATGACCACCATCTCTCAGGAACGTGAAGCAGCCCGTAAAGAGGCTGAAGACCGTGCCAAGCAGGAAGCAGAATTGCTCCGCCAGCGTGAAGTTGACGAAATGTCGGCTAAAGAACTACTTCTCAAGCGTGAAGACGAGTTTAACGCCAAGATCCAAGATCTAGAATCTGACTATCGTAAGCGTTTTGAAGAAATTGAAATGCAACGTCAGACTCAAGAAGCGCTCCTTGACAAAGAGCGTCGCCTGCAAGAATTGAATACATACCGTCAAGGTCGTATCCACGCCGAATCAGAGAACATCATTCCAGAATTACTAGATTTAGTTAGTGGTAATTCGGAAGAAGAAATTGAAACATCTATTAGTGTACTTAGGGATCGCAGTTCTACTATCCTTGAATCAATCCAACAAGCGGCTCAGCAATCTCAGGGACGCTTGCGGGGGGCGCCGGTAACGGCTCCACCTATTGGGCCAATGGAAACTCAAACGGAATACCAAACAGTGACTGCGGATGATATCCGCAATATGACAATGGATCAGTACGAGAAGATGCGTGACAGGCTCCTCAATGCCCGCTCCTCACGGGGCAGGTTCTAAAAACCCAACTATAAACCCTAATCCACGGAGGATTAAATACAATGGCCCTTCCAGCCCCCCAAGGTGGTGCAATTACAGGTGCAGGTCTCGGTTCAATTACCACGACCGGTTACTCAAGTGATGCAACACTCTCTCCCGCAATCCAGCAAATCTGGTCAAAAGAAATCTTGTTTCAGGCGATGCCAGTGCTTCGCTTTGAGCAGTTTGCTGTAAAGAAAACTGAACTCGGTGTTATGCCCGGTCTCACAATCAACTTCATGCGTTACAACAACCTCTCGGTTGATGATTACTCTGGAGCAGAATTGACCGAAGGTGTACGTATGGAGCCAGTCGCTCTGTCCGCAAGCCAGATTCAGATCACAGTTAAAGAACAAGGTCAGGCTGTTGCCGTCACCGAATTGTTGCTCAACGCATCATTTGACGACGTAATGGCTTCGTCCAGCCGCTTGCTCGGTCGTCACATGGCACAGTCCATGGACGTTCAGGCACGTAACACCCTCTACAGCCCCGGAGTTCCTTTCGGTGGCGGTGCGGCTGTTGCTCCAAGTGTTGTGTTCGGTCGTAATGTTGCCGCAAGCCGTGGCTCTATTGCTCCTTACGAATACTCGGCTGCTGGCTCGGCTTCGGCTCCCGGATACCTTTCACCTGCAACCGTTAAAGACGCAGTTGAAGTTTTGGCTAACCAGAACATCCCACGCCTTGGCGACACCTATGTTTGCTTCGTACATCCATCACAGGCACGTTCATTGCGTGACTGGCCTGAATTCATTGAAGTCACGAAGTACGCCGCTCCCGGCAACTTCATGCTCGGTGAAATCGGTCGTATCTACGACGTAGTATTCATTGAAACCACTCAGGTTCTTAAGGGTCAGGCTGGCACAGATATTGTTGACCTCAACCCATCATCTGCCGGTTATCAGGACCCAACGGCTGACTCATACTCAGCGATGATGATCGGTGACAACGCCTTCGGACAAGCCATTGCATTGCCAGTGGAACTCCGTGACGGTGGCGTCATTGACTTCGGTCGTGAGCATGGTTTGTCATGGTACGCAATCTGGGGCTTCGGTGTTATCACCCACGAGTCCCGTGTGCTTATCAACACTAAGGGTGGAGCAATCGCTACATCTTGAGTTTGAATTAGTTGAAGGGAGTGGGGTTACGGCTCCACTCCCTTCTTCTTTTTTGTGTACAATCTGAAGGACTACTAAAGGAGAATTTATGTCAACCAAATCATCTCGCCAATTCGCAGAACCAGTAGAAGAAATTGCTGAAGAAGCCACCCCTACTGTAGAAATTAAAGACGATTCTATTTCCGCCCGCATTAAAGGTACATGGACCATGCACTGGGGCGCACTAGTTTTTAACTTTGAAGACGGTAAGCGTTACCAAATCCCCCGTGACCTTTTTGCATACTTGCGGAAGAGCGGAAATATCTACGACACCTTGTGAGGTAATTAATGTCTGGTTTTACCGTACCTAATGCTACTGACCTTGCTGCGTCAGTAATTGCATCCCTAGACCAGTCAGAGCCAGACTCACTTGATTTCCAAATTGTAGGTAATCGCCGTAACGCTGTTTTTACTGGCGCTAATGTCACCAGTATTACAACTGCCGCAGGTAACCCAACACCTGCATACGTAAACATCGCCCTTAGTGCTGCTGAAGTCCTTGTTGATGGGGTTATTTATTCCGTTCCTTCAGCAACTGTTATTTCGGCAACTGCTCCTGTAAATGCCCGTTTTGACTTTGTGTGTGCTCAAGTAAACGGCGCATCCTGTGGTTATGTAGTAGTTCCCGGAACTAACAGCGCTACAAACCCTATTTTTCCTACCCTTACTAGTAACCAACTTCCTCTGTATGCCCTCTACGTAAAGAGTGGTTTCAACAGCACAGCAATTGATAAAATAACTATTGACAAACGTGTGTTTGCAACCACTAGCCCAGTACGTACGGGAAGTGGCGCACCCGCAAACAGTCTAGGAAATGTAGGTGACCTGTACGTTCGGTCAGACCTTTCTACTGCTGGTCGTCAATCCCAACTGTACATAAAGGTTGAAGCAACCACATGGGAAAACCTTGCTGAGTACGCCCAGTTAACAGGTGATGTGACTACTAACGGAGCAGTAGCAACCATTGCTAACGCAAGTGTTTCAAGCGCTAAGTTAGGTCCAGTATCCCTAAGTAGTGTTGCTACAGGTACTCGGGCAATCGTAGCGGGTGACGAAAACACCATTATACGAATGGGAGCAAGCACCCCAGTTGCTGAGTTAAACACAACTGTTGTTGTTGGCACCACAATTCATTTTATGCAGACAACTGCCACACAAGTTTCATTTAGTGTTGCTAGTGGTACCCTCAACTCCGCTGTAGGGGCTACTCCTAAACTGCGTACACAGTGGTCTGTTGCTACAGCAGTTAGATATGACTCAACCAACTGGGTGGTATTCGGAGACATCGTATAACTATGATGATCCCCGGCGCCGTAGCAGGGGGGCACAAATACCCTCCAGTAGTTAGCACTAACAGTATTACTCCTGTGTCTACGGAGTACACCCAACTAACTTTTAGCGGGCGTATAGAACGTGCTGGTAACAGTGATAACAGTGTTGTATTCCACTATGGCACTTCGTCAACTTTGGCGTCATATTCTACGACTTCTCCAGCAACTGCTGTTGCCAACGGTACCAACACCTATGACGTTACCTTTACCCAAGCAGGTTTAAACACGGACAACGCTGGGACCACTTATTACTACAGGGTTGTGTCTACAAACTTGGGCGGAACTGTTTTAGGAGATATTAAATCAGCAACTGTTCCCGTAGAACCTCCTGCGGTTACTACCACTGCGGGAAGCGACTCTACTGCAACCCCCACTGCAACCACTACTAACCAAAGTAACATCGCACGCTATAGCGCAACCTTTAATGGAACCGCTACCAACGCAACACGGTGCTACTTTCAATACGCATACAATAATGCTGGCTCCCCTGTCTACACAGACACGGTGGCTTCGTATGGGTATATAACAACAAACTTAACAAACCCTTCATTGTCGGTGAGTCTTTTAGAAGACAGGTTTCACACTTTTGCATTAGTCGCTGAAAACAACTCACCACAAGCAACCTTTAATGGCACTGTCAACCCTAAAAATAGAAGTACAACAGTTTTGTTTAGGTACGCAACAACCGAAGCAGGTGTTGCTTCATCAAGTAACACCATTGCTGGTAATGCTCCTACTACAAACACAACTGCTCAATCCGTGACAGCAAATCAAAGTTTGTCAGCGGGGACGTATTACTATCGGGTAGAAGCCACTAATGATGCTGGTGGTACTTCTGTTGGAACTCCACTATCTATAACAATTACAAACAAAAGTGTAGTAGCAGGCAATACAAAGACATTTTCTACGTATGGTTCTCGTTCCCAGTTCTTCACCACACCCGGGCCTGCTACATGGACATACCCCGCTATTCCAACAGGCGGTTCACAAATAAACACTGTGAATGTGGCAGTTGTTGGTGGTGGCGGTGGAGGCGCACGAGGAGCAGGAAAATACGCAGGTAATCCCTATAATCTAGCGTATGCCGGAGCCGGTGGTGGCGGAGGCGGTCGTCGTGTTGACGGAACTTTAACTATAAATGGAAATAGTGCAACCATTGATGTAGGTGAACAAGGTCAAGGTGCTTCCGTAGCCAACGGTGCTAAGAACGGGTTTAATGGAGGCACATCTACTATTACCTGTTCTGCTACAGGTTCTAGTTTTTCAGCCCTAGGTGGTGTTGGCGGAGTATCTGCTTTTCTTGGAGCGCCAAATGGTGGTAACTCCGGTGTCACACAACCCGGTGGTGCTGGTTACGACGCTATCGTATACGGGTATTCTCTCGGTGGCGGAGGTGCTGGAAACAATGGCGCTGGAGATAATGCTACTACCGTTGCAGCCGGAAAAGGTGGTCCCGGAGTAAGCGCAGTATGGGGATGCGGTGGAGGCGGTGGCGCAGGTATTTATTGGTCAGGTTACAACTACAGCGGAGCAGCAGCAATAGGTGTGGACGGTGGAGGAAATGGTGGCATCCTTGGAGGAGAAGCAGCAACTACATGGGGTGGTGGCGGAGGCGGAGGTGCTTCAGGATCAGGTGGCAATGGGTACAAAGGCTTTGTGTACGTTCAATGGGAAGGTCCATAATGGCTGATCGCCCTATCCCCACCCCTTCAGGAACCCCCACAGACATTATTAAAGTCTTTCGTATGATGGCTAACCGTCGTAGAGAAACACAACCTGAAATAAACCAACCCCTTAGTGACTCTGTGCCCGGTGACGGCTCAGGCGATCAGTAGTTGAAGTAAACTATTAACGTGACTATTGTTGAGCGTGTAGCCGAAATTGCCCGAACTTACCTACGGGACTTCCCTAAGTTCTTTCAAGTATCTTTTGACGCCGTTGGGCGTACTTATGAACTGGGTGTTAATAACCTTGATACTACTACCCTTTGGATTGCCTCTACAAGTGGTGCTTCCGTTTCAACACTCAGTACTGCCAATTACTCTTTAGATGTTCGTAACGGTATTTTACGGTTGGCGACAACCCCTGCGGCTAACACAAAGATCCTTGTAGAAGGTTACTACTACGAATGGATTCTCCCAGAAGACCTTCTTTTCTATTCACAAAAATCAATTAACTACCACGAATACACCGTTAAAGTTCCTTTAAGTGGTGTAACTCCCGCAGTGTTTGACGTGGTGGGCTTAGGCGCCCTTGTAGAGGCTCTACAAGCCCTTGTGACAGAGTATGCACGAGATATTGACGTAAGCACCTCTGAATCTATTCACATCCCCGGTTCCCAGCGTTTCCGTATGCTTCAATCTTTAATTGCTATGTGGGAAGCCGAATACCGTAAACACGCCAATAACCTTAACATTGGTCCAGAACGCATAGAGATTATGAGCCTTCGTCGTGTTTCCCGTGCAACAAATCGTCTGGTTCCCCTCTATGTTTCTCAAGAAATTGGAGATTACGCCCCTGTTGAACGTATTTTTGCAGAAGAGCACTCAGGTCAGATTCAAATTGAATTAGAGGGTGACGTACTACGTGAAGATATCTTCTTGGACATGGAGCCACCTACTACTGGCATTGTGACAAATACTTACTACTAATGGACCCACGCCGAGAACTCTCCCACATACGTAAACACTTACGAAACCATACTCGTGTGTATGGTGAAACAGTTGTTTACTTTGAGTATGTGACGGCTACCACACCCGCTAGTGTTGGCTCCCAATACGACAGCGTATATGACGAAGGCATCATTGGGTCAAGTGGTCGTAAATACAAAACTGGTATCCAGTTGCCTGTTCTGCATATTGAGGAAACAGAAGACCAGAAACGGGCAATCCCTGAAGGTCGCCAGCCTGTACAAGTTGTTGAGTTTATTGCTTCTGTAGAAGACCTTCGTAGTGCAGGAGTTGTCAACCCGTTTGAATACCAGAACCACTTAAACGACATGTTCTTGTATGACGGGCGATATTACGGGATTGGTACTTACCGTGTACGGGGAAGAGCCAAAGATGACTTGTTTGTATTAATACAAGGATACGAAATATATATCAATGAAGAACTCCTTTTTGACCCGGGTCCTGCCTCCATGACTACTCAAAACCTACCTTGGCCTTCAACCATTGCTAATCTTTGATAAACTAAATACAATCTTGGTGAGCGCCAAGGGGTCCAACGCCGAGAACTTTGTGAGGATATCGCCATGAATGGCTCTTCTTCAACCTATATGAACAAGGGTTCTCGTACGTTAGTTAGCGGAGTTCCATCCCCTCTAACCTATATGTTGCATGCCTTAGGCAACTCCCCTTCAATCTTGGCTACGGCTCTTAACGAAGCAATTAACGATGAAGTGGCAGAGATTAAAAAGGAAGTTACTAAAAAGAATAGTGACTACCAAGAGATCATGGATTTCTTTGATATCTCATATGATGCTGAAAATGCTCAATTTGTGTATGGAGTATCAGCACCGTACGGGGACACGGCTCGCAATCTTGAGTATGGTGGTCCAGAATCTGCGGCTAACCCAGTACTCCGTAAAGCCGCTATCAACAATACCAAGCGTTTAGAAAAACGAATTAACACAAGCATTGATAAACAATTGGGCAAAAAATGAGTAAGTCTGGGTTCCTTCTTGCTGAGGACGAGGCTCTCAAACTTCGTTTAACTGGTTTAACGGTAAGTGACGACCGAGAGGCTAACCGTCCAGTACAGGTGTTCTTCCGTTATCCAGAAGGGGAAACTGAAAAGCACTACCCTTTTATTACACTTGAGTTACTTGATATCAACCACGCTAGGACACGCCAGCACTCAGAAGTGTATTTGTATTCAAATTACGCAGAGAACCCTAACAATTTAACTTATTGGCCCAGCACCTCTGACCTTATTGAGGATGCGCCTAATCAAGATTTCTTAAGAGTTAACGATTTTATCCCTGTAGACATCACTTATCAGGTGTCTACCTACTGCCGTAGCGCCCAGCATGACCGTCAACTGACTGCCAAGATGCTTACTACGGTCACACCATATCGTTTCGGGTCCATCCTTATAGCGGCAGACAATACGTCTCGCCGTCTAGAAATGTTGGACTGGGCGAACGCCGATCTCCTAGATCAGGAGACTGGTTATCGTAAGCGGATTTTCCGCAAAATATACACGTTGCAGATGACGTCAGAACTGGCGCCTGAAGCCTTAGTCGGAGTTAAGCAGGTTACCTCTGTTCATACTACAATTGAACAGACAAATGATTAGAAAATTCTGTTCCACGCCGTATCACATCTTCTAGGAGAACCTAATGGCATATACCCGCCCCGGAGTCTACGTTAAAGAGACCCCGTTCACATCTAACATTGGCGCTCGTTCAGCGGCAACTACTGCCGCATTTGTTGGCACTGCCGACCGTGGTGCTACAACCCCAACGCTTGTCAGTTCATGGAACTCATACAAAACACTGTATGGAGAAATCAGCAACTCATATGATCTTGGGTATGCCGTTTACCACTACTTTGCAAACGGTGGTCGTGATGCATACGTACAGCGAGTAACGGGTACAGGCGCAGCAACTGCAACTGTCACGTTTACAGGAACAGTGACTGGTGCTTCTGCGGCAAGTAACATGTTTACTCTCAACGCTACGTCTTCTGGCACATGGGGCAACAACCTCCGTGCCACTATTGCGTTTGACACAAACACACTTGACACCGGAAAAATCAGTAACACTACAGAATTTAGTTTGATTATTTCGTTAATTCAAGGATCTAGTACTGTAGAAGTAGAGCGGTGGCAAGAACTTTCTTTTGACGCCACTTCTTCTCGGTACTTCAAGAGTGTCCTTGACCTCTATTCAAACTACGTAACGGTAGTTGGAACTCCTGCCACAATCACAACAACTGTGACACCACAGGCAGGATTGGTTCTTACATTTGCATCAGGAACTGTTGGTAGCGCTATTACAGATGCTAACTGGTCTACCGCAGTTGATGCTTTGTCTACGGTAACTGGTCCATTGCTTATCAACTTGGTTGGGCAGTTCTCTAGTGTCCGTGTTAACTATGCTTTGCAACACGCATATGATCGTGGAGACGCTTTTGTCATCATTGACGGAGACCTTGCTGCTACAACTAAGAACACCATTGAATCTGCAATCTCAGGTTACAGCAACTCATACGGTGGCTTTGGTGCGGTGTACTACCCCGGTTTGAAGATGTACGACCCTGCAAAGAGCGGTCCAACTGCTATCCGTGACACCTACTGTGGTGGCGCAATTGCTGGTGCGTTCGTACGGTCAGAGACCTTGCGTGGTGTTGCTAAAGCACCTGCTGGCTACGCTCTTGACCTTCAGAACGTGTTTGGCTTGGTTGCTACCTTGTCAGATGCTGACCAAGGTGAACTGTACGCTACAGGTAATGTAAACATCCTTCGCAACATTCCCGGTGGCGGAACGATCATCAACGGTGCTCGTACCCTTGCCAAGCGTCGTCCTGACAAGTACATCACGATCCGTCGTACGCTTTCTTACCTAAACACTGTCCTTCAAGACCAAACTCAGTTTGCTGTGTTTGAGCCAAACGATGATCGTTTGTGGGACAGAATCAAAGTCAGTCTTTCCAGCACCCTTACCGATTTCTGGGCTAAAGGTAACTTGAAAGGCAACACAGCGAACGAAGCCTTCTACATCACATGTGATGCTTCAAACAATAGTTCATCTTCCATTGAAGATGGTTACGTAAATGTTGAAGTTGGGGTCGCACTACAGTATCCAGCAGAATTTGTTGTTATTAATCTCACACAGTGGGCTGGCGGTAGCACCGCCACCACTAACCTTTAAGGAGCACAGTAAATAATGGTTGCAACTCTTCGCACAGATCCACTACGTAACTTTAAGTTTCGTGTACAGATCATTCCAAAGACGTCTTCTGGAAACCTTTCAACTGCCTTGGCTGGCATTGGTGATCTTGGGTTTGCTCAAGTAAGTGGTATCTCAGTTACCAACGAAGTTATCTCCTACCGTGAAGGTGGCATGAACACTCATCCACATAAAATGGTTGGTCAATCTGACTTTGCTCCAGTGTCCCTTGCTCGTGGTGCATTTAATGCAACAGGTAGCAACAAACAAGATGCCGTTTGGCAGTGGCAAAAATTCATGCACGCATGGGTAGGCGGAGGCGTTTCAGGTGGTGCTGGCTTGGCAACAGGTGACGGCAACTATCGTTGTGACGTACTTGTAAAAGTCTATGATCACCCACACACCGCAACTGGCGTTCGCTACCAGTACGACGGTGGTGAACAACTTGGATCAACTATTGTTCCGGGTAACGTAAAATTCCAATTCAAACTGTATAACTGCTGGCCCGGTGCTTATGCCCTTACCGACCTCAACGCAGGCGATAATGGTATTATCATCCAATCAATGACCCTTCACCATGAAGGTTTCTACATTGACTGGACAGGCACCGAATCACTCGCTTCACTATAAACAATTAAATAGGAGTACAACATGGAAAATATAGCGGCGCAAGCCGATGCGCTAAGTAGCGCCTTAGAAGAGGCTGTACCAGAAATGGCACCAGCCCCAGACACGGTCGTTAAACTTATGCGTGGGGTGTATAACAAAGAATTAGATACGTGGGAAACCTCCGCAGTTGTTAGAGAACTCAATGGTTATGACGAAGAAGCCCTCTCTTCTCATGACAACAAAAGCACGGTGTACGCAGAATACATGTCGTTTCTGTTACGCCGTGCTGTTGTTTCTATCGGGTCAGTGGTTATTAAAGACAACCCTCAGATAATTGATGAGATCATTATTGGTGATCGTGACGCTTTGTTCCTTGGAATCATTAAGGCTACATATGGTGCTACACGGGAATACCAAGTTGTGTGTGATTCTTGCAATGAGACTAACGACGTGTTTGTCGGAGTGGATGAGTTCCCAGTTCGGGAAGCCAAACATGACCTTAGAGAACCTCTTAAGGTTGCCCTCAAGAACGGCTCAGAGGTCTCTCTACGCCTCCCTAACGGCCTAGACAGCAAGATTGTGGCAACTAAGGGCAAAACCACCCCAGAGCAAAATACCATCATGCTCTCACGGTGTGTCATTGGGGTAGACAATGCCGCTGATTGGGCACGAAACCTCAACATGGCAGACCGTACAGAAATCATTAATGCCTTATTGGACGCCCAACCCGGCCCTCAGATCGGGGAGGTGAAAGCCCTTTGTGCACACTGTTCAGAAGAAATGATCATTATGCTCAACTGGGCCTCACTTTTATTCGGCTAATCTTGTACACTTATACTGGGATTACGACCTGATTGCTTCTGTTTACAAGGGTTTCACACTCACTGACATACAACACATGACTGTGCGCCAAAGGCGCTATTGGGCATCTATGGGTAAATGGAAGAATAGTGGAGACTAAGTAAATGGCAATTTTTGGTAAAGGCGGTGACGAACCCAACCTCGCTGGTGGCGGTTCAATGGCTGACGTCCGTTCTAAGTTCTCTGTTGACACGTCTCAAATGGAGAAACTTGTTAAAGGGTTTAGCAGTATTAAATCCGATATCAAGTGGATGCACGACAACCTTGATAAGACCATTGCCAAAGTAAACAAACTTGCTAATGCTCTTGGCACTGTTTCTACAGCAAACACTTCCCCATCAACCAGTACAAGCACTGCTAGTGCTGTAAGCAATGCTGTTGTTAAATCACAAGACATGGTTTCTGGCAGTGGTGCCGCCCCAGCCTCAACTGCTGCTATGGGGGTTAGCCCTTCAGCGGCAGGTGGCTTCTTTAAAAACTTCCGTGGCTCTATGCCCACTGGTACATCTGCCGCAGGTGC